CGGCGAGCGTCTCAGGCTGCATACAGACCCTCGCGCAAGGCGGCGACTCGGATGGCCGCGAGCGTGGCCTCGACGTTGTCAGGCGGCACCGGCGGCGCGACAGGCGGCGTCGGCGGCACCGGCCCGGCGGCGTCGCGCTCGGCCAGCGCCGCGAGCGAATACATTTGCTGCTGAAGGTACGGCGCGTCGCCGCCAGGGACCGGCCCCAGGCCGAAATACTTCCGGCGTGCCTCATCCGGCGACAACGCGCCGGCGGTAATCGTGTCGTGCGCGGCTTTCGTCCGGGTCGCCGTGTCGAGCAAGAGCAAGTCGTCGATCGCAAACTCGGTCCCGTAGTCGGCGGCCAGCTCCAGGCCCTTGTCGAGCGACCGCTCAAACTTGGTAATCAAACTCTGCAAACACTCGTTGTAATAGAGCTGCACGAGCGGCTCGATATTGGCGTACGGCGGCGGCGCCCCGACGTGGACCATGTACGGCGGCACATGAAACGCGGAGCAAATCGTTTCGGCCGACCATTTCAATTGGTCAATCAATTGCGCGTCGACGGCCGACATGGTCAGCGGCTTGTACTCCAGGCCGCGGTCGAGAATCGCGACGCGGCCCTGGTTGGCGCCGCCCACGTATTCTTCCCACTTCGTTTTGTACGTTAGCGCCTGTTCGTTGGTAATCGCCATGGGCGCCATGAGCACGCCGCCAGGGTTGGCGCCGTTGGCGAAAAACGCCGACGACTGGCGTTGCATGTTCTGCCCTTGCAACGCCGACAGGCCGCACGCGTAGAGCGGCGACACGCCGACCAGCGGATGAAACAGCGTCAGCATGGGATCGTGGATCAGCTCGCGCGCCGGCACGACCAGCGACGACTCGGCGGCCACGCCGGCCAGGTCGTTGGCGCCGAGCCGGTAGTACACGGACCCGTCAGGCGCCACGAGCGTCGTGACGCGCTCCGGGTCGAGCACGTACAACGCGACGACGACGCCGCGGTTGTCGCGCTCTTTGAGCGTGTACGCGTTGCCGTGGACCAGCTTGGAGAGAATCCACTGCTCGACCATGGTCCCGGTGAGCTGGTACCGATTCGGCTCGCGGAGCACCGGCGAGTACGCCGGGTTGGTCGTCTCCGACCAGATCCCGTTGCCGTCGCGCGCGACCAGGCGCAATTCGAGCTTGCCAATGTCGGTCGCAATCATCGACACGCACGCGTACACGGCGAAGTACGTTAGCGACGTGTCGACGGTCAGCTCTTGATTTTGTTGCCAGGCGCCTGGGTACGGGTCGCGGACGACCGTGCGCCAGCCCTCGACAGTACGGACCGCTGGCGTGCGTCGTGAGAAAATTTCCCGGCCGAATAGGCGCATGACGCTCCGAGAAAAACAACCGGCCGAGCGCGATCGTTCGGTGCGCCCGGCCGGTATGAAACGGACTACTTGCGACGCGCGCCGCCGGTGTCAGCCGCCTCGGCGTCGGCCGCCGTTGGCGCATACACGGCCGCCGTCGCGTACGCCACGCTGGCCGGGATCGCGCGGTTCCAATTGATAAACCGCTCGACTCTCAGGCCGACCAGGTTGTTTTGCCACAAGCTGGTCATGACGACCGTTGCGTCGGCCGGCGACATGGGCGCCGTATCCATTTGCACGCTGGCCTCGCGCGACACGTCGATCGTCGCGCCGCCGTCGTCGGCGTACAGAATCAGATCCGGCTGCAACGCAATCACGAGCAGTTGCGCGACGTTGCTGGTGACGACGTTGATCCCGTCGATCGAGCCGCCCTGGGAATTGACGCCGGGAAACATCCGGTTGCCTTGCGGGTCGCGGACCATGCCCAGCGCGAAACCGTTTGTTTCCGACATGATCAGCGTGACGCCGCCGATCGGCACGTTGGCCGTCGTCAGCATACTCATCAGCGCGACGATGTCTTTGAGCGCGTTGTTGGACGACACGATCGTCGGCGCGCCGTTGGTGATGCTGGCCGGCGACACGTTGGCGACCGCGGCGATCGCCGGGTCGATAAACTGCTGATCAAGGAATTGCGCGATCCCCTTGATCATGTCGTTTCGCACGATCGCCTCGGCAGACGGCGAGCTGACGCGCACCAGTTCCTCGGTCAGGACGATGATGCCGGCCGCTTTCGCGATCCCCAGCGACGCGCTGGTAAACGCGAGCTTGCCGACCGGCTTGGCCTTGGCCTGGCCGACCCACTGGTACAGGCCGCCGGCCGACTGGACCGGGACCGTCGTGTTGAATGGCACCTGGCGCAAGCCTGGGATTTTGCCCAGGACGGTCGCCGGCCTGAGCAGCTCCAGAAATTCGTTGGTCGCGTTGGTCATGGTCGCGAGCGGCCCGGCCCAGGCGGCGTCGGTCGTCGTGCCTGGCGCCGTCGCAGCTTTGACAAACAGCTCGACTTCCGGCGAGTCGCGCCATTCCTTGGCGTACTCGCGCGCGAGCATCTTGTCGCCGTCAGCGCGGAGCAGTGAAATCGCCGCGCGCGTGAAAATGCTGCCCTTGGGCAGTTGCGACTTGACCTGGACGACCGGAAACGACGACACGACGCCGCGCGGCCCGGCCGGCACCGGCGTGGCGCTGGCGACGTTGAGCTGCTCTAGCTCGCGCCACCGCTTGACCGTGCCGTCGAGCGACTGCACCTCGGCCGACAGCTCGTCGTACGACTTCGTTTGCTCGGCGTCGAGCGTCGTGCCGGTGTCGGCGGCCGTTTGCATGAGCTGTAACATGGCCGCGGTTTTGACCGCGCGGTTGTTTTCCGCGGCGGTGATTTGCTCGTTGATGGTCATGGCTGGATCCCTCGACCGTTTGGCGCCCGAGTCGCCGGGCAAGGTAACGGCCGTGACGCCGGCCAGAGTCTTGACGAAACGGATTTCCGCGCCGGGATTGCTCGGAATGGTCGCGAGCGACAGCTCGACGATTTCGGTTTTCTTTAGGCTGAGCGTGCCGGTCGCGAGCCGCTCGATCCCGTCAGCCAGCACGCGAAAGCCGATCGACACGCTACGGACCAGGCCGGCCTTGACCGACTGCCACGCTTTATCGACCGCGTCTTTGAGCGGTCCCGGCGTGTCGATCATGGGCAAGGTCGCCTCAAACGCGATCCCGTCGACGGTCGCCGGATACAGGATCACGGTCCCGATCGGCGTGTCGGCCTCGTGTTGCCAGAGGAGCGGGAGCGGATTGCGGAAGGTTGCGCCAAACGGGTCGACGCTATGGTTTTGGCGGTCGATCGCCGGCGTCGTCGCCATGCCGCGAAACATCCGGCCGGTGTCGCTGACGGCAATCGACTTGCGGTCGATCGTGAAATCCGCCAGCGCAAACGGACAGACACGCGCAAACGCTTCATTCACGCGCTCTAGTGGGCTATAGCGCGGCTCGACTGGCAAGGATTGCATACAGGCGCGCCGGCGCCGGTGCGACGTGCGGACGATATCCGGCGGCGCTTGGTACTGGTCGCCCAGGCCAAAATACCGGCCCTCGCCTTTCACGATTTGCAGAAAGGTCGCGACCCGGTTGCCGAAATTCAGTTCCTCGACCTCGTCGACTTGCGGCCAGGCGGCCGGCGACTGGTACCACTGGTCGAGGTCGTCGTAATCGTGGTACCGGCGGTCGCGCGGCTTGCGACCCGTTGGCGCCGGCTCGCCTCGTTGCCGCGGGATCATGGGCGGAATAGCGGCAAGGGTTGGACCCAATCGAGTCCCTTGGTCAGCTTGATGTCAGGCCAGCGCGAAAACGCCGTGCCGTCGACGGAGCTGCACCCAATGCGCTCGGCGTAATGGAGCCGGCGCCGGGAATTGACGCGGCCCATGTGGACCCAGGTTCCGCGCGTTTGTGCATAGCCGGCCAGGTCGCGCGCCTCGGCGCCGAGCTTCCAGTCGGTCGTGCCGCCGATAAACAGCGCGTCAATGGCGGCCCATGGCACCTCGGCGACCGTCAGGCCGTCTTGCGCCACGAGCGCGACCGGAAAGCCGAGCGCGCGGATCATCGGCGCCCAGGTCACAAATCGCGCGGCCGTCGCACCGGCGTCGCCGACCACGTCTGGCGCCGCGACAAACCGGCAACCAGGCCGGCCGCGCAATTTCGCGAGCATGGCGACAAACGCGTCAGCGTCAAACGCCGAAAACGCGCCATTGTCAGCGGCCCAGGTACAGCCCGGCCACAAGGTCGCCGCCGGGTCGTTGCGGTCGCGCGGCACAAACAGGATCCCCAGGCCAGGCGAGCCGCGCCGCCGGCGTACCGTCGCCGTCGCGCCCGATACCAGGATCAACATTGGCCCATGAGCACGGCGCGCTTGTACGCGCCTTGATGCGCGTTGCTGCAATACAGGCCGCGCCGGTCTTTACGGACCTCAAACCGTACGCCGCAATAGCGACACGACTGCCAGAGACACTGCGCGTGGATGGCGACCCATGGCCGGCCGACCCGAAACCGGCGCCATGGTCGTACCGGCCCTCGACAGACCCGGCACCGGCGACGCGTCATTACCGCGTCACGCCGGTCGTGTGCAACAGCTCGGCGACAATCACGAGCAGCAGTGCCGGCCAGAGCGGCGCGCGGCCAATGCCGGCGAGTATGCAAATCACGAGCGCGGCGACGAGCAGCAGTAGATCGATACTCAACATGGCCTAGACCTCCACAATTCGCACGCCGTACTCGGCCTCGACGTGCTTTTTTTTCCAGCGGTAGAGCGGTGTACGAAAGCCCTTGCAATCCTCGACGACCGTCCCGGCTTTCGTCGCGTACACAAAATCGGCCCGGTACACGCCGACGACCAGAAACGCGTACGACTCGGTCGGACGCGATCCGCCGGTGAGCGCCGGGAGTCGCGGCGCATGTAGCTCGAAAGACGGTTGCAACACCAGGTCGCGGATTTCGCCGGCGCGCTCCAGCATGAGCAGTTCGCCGTAGCGGTTCGCCTCGCGCTTGCTCGCAAACCGGATCCCGTCGACCTCGACCGGCACCGCGCCGTACTTGTGCCGCCGCTCGTGAAACTGGCCAAAGGTCATTTCGACTTGCTCCGTTTCAGCAGTCGTTGCACGCCTTCTAAAATCACGTCGCCGCAATCCTCGCACCGGAGCTGGACCGTCTCGACGACATAGCCGGCCACGTCGCCGGTCGTTTCACGTTTGCACCGGAGCGTATGGCCGACGTGCCGGCGCAGCTCCGCGAGCAGCTCGTCGCTGAGCGTCACGGCCGTTTTCCCGGTTGCGCCTTGCGGAGCACGCGGCGCAACCAGTCGGCCATGCTCAGTCGCTCGGCGCGCGCTTGCGCGTAAATCGCGTCATACGTCGACGCCGGTACCCGGACCTGGAGGTTGACGCTCGGCGCGATCGTTTTTTTCTGCACTGCCATGGCGGCCCTCAGACGTGGATTTGCGGGATCGGCGCCTCGGTTGCTTTGAGCGCGATCGACCAGGCGATACAGGCGGCCATGAGCGGGTCGATCCGACCGCGCGACCGTTTCTTGACCGGATAAATGTTGCCCTTGCCGTCTGTCTGCACGACCGCGTTGCCGGCGGCCCAGGTCATGACCGGGTCGCCTTGCGCGTCGACCTGGCCGGCAATGACCGCGGCTTGCAACGCGACGCACCCGCTCGACATGCCTTTGTAGGTTTGCGATACCTCGACGACCTGGTCGGCGCCGAATCCGTCCGTTTGCGTCAATTGCACAATGAGCTGGTCGGCGTGCCAGGGGTCGAAGCCGACCGCGCGGATGTCGACGACCACGCGCAGCTCCGCGAGCACGTCGCGGATGACCTGGTGGTCGACGCGCGTGCCGGGCGTCGTCCGCAAATACCCTTCGTCGCGCCATTGCGGATACGGCGCCCGGTCCCGGTGCGCGCGCTCGGCCAGCGTGTCGGCCGGCGACCAGACGTACCGCACGAGCCGCCAGGCCTCGTCGGCGAGCGGCGGAAACAACGCGACCAGCGCGGTCAGGTCGAGCTTGGCCGACAGGTCGATCCCAATCAGACACGGCCGGCCGGCCATGTCGGCGAGCGACCAGGCGCCCGGCTTGCTCTGGCCGCGGCGCCAGCCGTCAATGTCCAGCCACGGTTGCGAGACGTTGACCCAGAGGTTGAGATGCTTTTGCTGGTACGTCGCCTTGGCGCCCGGCATCCCGAGTGCCTTGACGACCTTGGCCGCGAGGTCGGCCGGATTGACGCTGACGCCGTAGTTGGGATTGGCCTTGGCCGCGGTCGCCGGCGCCGTCCAGTCGTCGTCAGGATCGGCGTGCGCGATAAACGCGAAATAGGTTTCGTCGACCAGCGACCCGTCGAGCACCGCGCACGCGTACTTATGCTCGTCGCCGCACGCCGAATTGAGGTCGTCGCCGGCCGTCGTGATTTTGTAAATGATCGGTTGCGTGCGCGCGCCGGTCGCCGTTTCGAGCACGTCGATCATGGCGCGCGACTTGTACTTGTGGATTTCGTCGAGCGAAACAAATTGCGGATTCAGGCCGTCGAGTGAATCCTCGTCGGCGCCGAGCGGGAGCAGCTTGCTCGCGGTCGCCTCGCGCGACAGGGACGATTTCAGGATGGTAATCCGGTCGCGCAATTGCGATTGCTGCACGAGCCGCTTGCAGTCGTCAAAGACGATCCGCGCCTGGTCTTTCTTTGTGGCCGCGCAGTACCCTTCGGCGCCAGCCTC